TCATCGAACAGCATCACACACTTCGCCACGGCATTGATTGTGTCTTAGACAACGTGACACGTACATTATCCCAGTATTCATGATATACTTGCTCTATCAAATTTACGAGGTATTAATGACTGCCATCAAACATTATATCAATAATCACGATTTTTTGACGGCACTCATGGAGTATCGCCGTGATAGAGTTGTTGCGAAGCGCATGAAACAGCTGGCGCCGCGTATTCCTGAATTCTTGGGCGAATGCTTTCTGAAGATTGCCACGCATCTGTCGTATAAACCGAACTTTGTGAATTACACGTTTCGCGAAGACATGATCTCGGACGGTATCGAAAATTGTCTTGTCTACATGCACAATTTCAATCCGAAGAAATCGAAGAATCCGTTCGGTTACTTTACGTCTGTCATCTTCTACGCATTCATTCGCCGAATTCAACGTGAACGCAAGCATACGTATCTGCGCTACAAGCTGATCGAACAAGCCGTGATTGCCGGTGATACGCAAACGACACATGCGGGCGGTGGGCAATATCACGTGGATAGCGCGATGCTGTCGTTTGATAATGTGCAAGAATTTATTCAGCGATTCGATGAGTATACCGACAAGCGCCGTGTCCGTCGACGGGTGAGCAAGGCCGCATTACCATTTGCAAACGACGTGGGCATCTAGTCTATTCGTTATCTGAAGGATATTGAATGTCTGTGATTGCTATCATTTGTGACACCCATTTCGGTGTGCGTTCCGACGCGCCTGCGGTGTATCATCATATGCAAAAGTTCTATGAGCGTGTCTTCTTCCCGACACTCAAAGAACACGGTGTGACTCGACTCCTCCACGGCGGCGACTACTGCGATCGTCGTAAGTTTATCAATTTTGCGACGTCGCGATTCATTGAAGATCACTATCGCACACCGCTGCGCGAACTCAATATCATCGAAGACGTCATCATCGGCAATCATGATTGTTTTCTTCGAGACAGCACCGACATCAATAGTGTTGCGGAACTCTATCGGCATGATCCGACGGTACGCTTCTACACACAGCCAATCGAAATCGATGTAGACGGCTGCGGGATATTGCTGTTGCCGTGGATTTGTGGAAATAATCGTGACGCGACGATGAAGATGATCGCGACGTCGACCGCACAAGTGGTACTTGGGCATCTTGAGATCTCCGGCTTCCAGATGTATCGCGGCATGCCGTCACACGAAGGTCTTGATCCGTCGTTGTTTGACCGATTCTCACTCGTGATGTCTGGGCATTATCATCATCGTTCGTCCACACATCCGATTCAGTATCTTGGCGCGCCGTATCCGATGGTGTGGAGTGACTACTCTGATCCACGCGGCTTTCATCTCTTCGATACGGAAACTCACGCACTGACGTTCGTACCGAATCCCTATACGATGTTTGCCCGTCTCGTCTATGACGATCTCGACAAACCGAATACGTGGATCGCGGATATGGTGAACACGATTGTGGCATCCGATTCGCCATATCATGATGCGTATGTCAAAGTCGTCGTCAAGAACAAGACGCAGGCATTCTGGTTTGAACTGATCATGGACGCACTTGCGAAAGTCAATGCGCTGGATGTCATGATCGTCGACGACGTGCAATCCAACGATAGTGAGGGCAATGAACTCCCGACGACAGACATCGACACGCTGACGTTGATGCAGGAATACGTTGAGGGGTTGAGTATCTCGTGTGATAAGACCGAATTGAAATCGTATTTGAATCGACTGTATCATGACGTCGTCACTGCGAGTCAGTCAGCACGATTGAGCTAATTATGATCATCTTTGAGCAGATATCCTACAAGAACTTCCTCGCGACCGGTGACGTGCCGATCGTGGTCGATCTCAACACCCACGCATCCACGTTGATTGTTGGGCGCAATGGTGCGGGCAAGAGTACCATGACGGAAGCTCTGTGCTTCGCGCTCTTTGGGCAAGCACTACGCAACATCAACAAGCCGGCGCTCGTGAACTCCGTGAATAAGCGAGACGCACTTGTTGAGTTAACGTTCCGAATCAATGGGGCACGATATCGTGTGGTGCGCGGCATCAAGCCGAACATATTTGAGATTTACGAAAACGACGTGCTGATTCCGTCGCCTGCGGCGCTTGCTGATTATCAGTCGTTATTCGAGACGCAGATTCTCAAACTGAACTACAAGTCGTTTCGTCAAATCGTGGTGTTGGGCAGCGCGTCATACGTGCCGTTCATGCGACTGTCGCCTGCCGCACGTCGCGAGATCATCGAAGACATTCTCGATATCGAAGTCTTCTCAGCCATGAGTAGTCTTGCGAAAGATGAATTCTCGGCACTGAAGACGAAGACGGATACACTCTTTCATCAAAAGACACTGCTTGATGAGCAGGTGCGTATGGGTGAATCATTCACCGCGCAGTTGGACGAAGAACGAGACGCACAACTCGCAAAGATTCGTGCTGCAATCGAACAAGAGATGGTAGAAATTGAGCGACTCACGGGCGACCGTGTGGTTGCCGATACGCAGACCCAGACGTACGCGCCGGCGCAGGACACGTATACCCACGCTCGTGAAAAGCTGTCGCAACTTGAAAATACTTATCGTGCTCTTCTCTCGCGTGAAAAGAAACTCCAGAAAGAGCGCGAGTTCTATACCGCGCATGATGAATGCCCCACATGCGCCCAATCGATTGCCAGTGAATTCAAGACGCACAAGATCTCACACATCACGCACAAAGAACAAGACGCGCAACGTGCCCAGCAACAGTGCCAGTCTTTCATGGCAGGCTATACACAATCGATTACAGAATCGGAAACGTTGCTGGCTGAATGTACGGCATTCAAGAAAGAGATCGAACAGATCGATTACAAGTTGCCAATTCATCGTCGTCGTGTCGCGGAATTGAAGATCGAATTGACCAGACCCGCGCAGCAAGCACCGGTGGTCGACTTAGATGAAATTCGGAATCGCATCACAGCAACCGTACATGAGCAGCACACGACCGCACAACAGCGTTCAATTGTCGAATCCGCGGCGATGCTACTCAAGGATAACGGCATCAAAGCGCGAGTGATCAAGCACTATTTGCCGGTCATCAACACGCACATCAACAAGTATCTTACGGCAATGGACTTTCCGATTCACTTCAATTTGGATGAGGAGTTTAAGGAACGTATTGAATCTCGGCATCGAGATGACTTCTCGTACGACTCCTTTAGTGAGGGTGAGAAGAAGCGTATCGATCTTGCGTTGCTGCTCACATGGCGGGCAATTGCCCGACTCAAGAATAGTTCGTCGTGTAACGTGCTGGTGCTGGATGAAGTCTTCGACTCCTCACTTGATGTAAGCGGCACCGAAGAATTCTTGAAGATCATTCATGCATTAGAGAATGCGAATATCTTTGTGATCTCGCACAAGACGGATTCGCTCGTGGACAAATTTTCTAATGTGTTACACTATGAGAAGCACCGAGGCTTCTCGACACTCAAGAAGTGAAAAGGGCATATACGTATGATTGCCCGCGCACAAGATTGGATTGCGTGATATAATCGATTCTATGGTTGATACACATTTTCCTATTTGTCGCCAGCATCCGGTGATTGATGATCCGGCAATCAATAAGACATATGATGAGATGCTTGAACTCGACGATGCCGAGTTCAATACGTACGTCGCCGCAATGCGAAATGCGTTTCTTGAATACTGGGAGAACGAGAATTTACCGCCCGTACGCGGGTGGGATACTGACGGCATCACACGCGAGTTCGAGAAACTTGCGGGTTTTGACGTACAGAAGTTCTGGAACGTCGACGAATTGACGAACCGTCGTGTCATCCTGAATACGCAGACAGGACTTGGCACGGCGGTCAACAGTTGGAATGCGTCGGCTATGTATAAGACCCGCATCAACTATACCGAGAAAGACAACGGCAAGAGTATCTACGACTTCTTTGCGCGACCCGAATTGTTTGAGCGGTATCTGCCGTATGCGAGACGGCATTTCCTACGCGACAGCTTCTATGCGTTCGCACAGACGATTGTACGGGGAGACGCGCTGCCGCATCGACCTGAGAATGTGCCTCAGACGGGCATCGACTTCGTGCGTGAGTTTGCGACACACGAACGTTCGTACGGTGAATGGGAACTGCTGCTGGAATCGCGTTCACTGGCAAAGCAGACCGTATCCACGGGATATGGCAGCAAGATGCGCGAGAATACTCCACTGTCGTTATCCTACGCGGAATATTGTGATGTGCGTTCGACAACACTTCTGCCTACAACGGCATATCGAAACGTGCTTGCCGAACACGAGAATGATCAATACGAATTTAATCTTCGTTGGTATGAAAAAGGGCAGCGACTCTTCCCAATGATGTTTCGTTCGTTCCGCATCTCGATGTGTCAGTACGCGGTAAACTTCCCGCCACTGACAGCCAAGCTGCTGTACGAGACGTTTCTATCGCATGTGGATACATCGTCTATCCACGTCTACGATCCGTCGTGTGGGTGGGCGGGACGCATCCTCGGTGCGATGTCGTACAATCGTCAGTTAGTGAATGGGCAGATGCAGCATCTGTCCTATCACGGCACTGATCCGAATCCTACGTTCTACAAAGACGGCACGAGTATGTACGCCACCGTCGCGGACTACTACAACACCGTGCGAATCGCGCAGTCCCTGTTTGAAGAGCCGCACGACTATACGGTGTATCAGTTGGGCAGCGAACTCTTTCAGACGACCGAATCGTTCCAGACACTGCGCGGCAAAGGTGATCTCGTCTTCACATCGCCGCCGTATTTTAATCGCGAATGTTACTCGGAGGATGAAAATCAGTCCTACAAGAAATTCAGTAGCTATGATCTCTGGCGTGACGAGTTTTTGCGCCCGACATTGAAGAACGCCTATGACTTCCTCAATCATGAACGCTATCTATTGTGGAATATTGCGGACGTGAAGATCGGCAAGAAATATCTGCCGCTCGAAGTGGACAGCAAGCAGATTGCCGCAGAACTCGGATTCGTCTACAAGGAAACGGTGCTGATGGCGCTTGCCAGTATGCCGGGCGCGAACCGTATTACCGAAGACAATGAAGCAACGGCGAAGAACTTCTGTAAGGTCGGTGGTCGTATTCTGAAGTACGAACCGATTCACGTATTCTGGAAACCATGAGGACATCCGTATATGAAAATAGGGATCACGTTGTTCGTAGTGACACTCGCCTTCATCGGGATGCTGTGGACGACTCGTGATGAGGGAACTGCGTATTACAAACATGTGGATGAAGTGACGTCTCATACGCAGGAGTGGCAGGGCAAACGACTCCAACTACACGGGCACGTGGTCACGAACTCCATCCTCGTGAGGCCCGACACCCTCGAATACAAATTCAAGGTCCAGAACAACGGTCAGATGATCGACGTCATCTACACGGGCATCGTACCGGACACCTTCACGGATCGTCTGGGCGAAGAAGCGGAAGTCGTACTAAAGGGACAGTTGAGTCAGTCTGGCTTCTCAGTGGAGCCGAATGGGATCATGGCTAAGTGCCCCTCGAAGTACGAAGCTGAGAAGAAGACGCGCATCTCTCCGACGCAAATCATCCCATAATCCTGCCTTATATAGCACCAAGAGGGTTCGCCTTCTTGGTGCTGCTAAATATCAGCATCGATCATTTTTGGAGTATCTGATGCCGACACCCTCATCCCCTGCTGAAGCAACGTTGATTGCGGCCCTTAAAGAAACACTCGGTAACGTCTACGTCATGTATCTCCGCGCACACGCTGCGCACTGGAACGTTGAGGGCCCGCTATTTGCGAGTCTCCACGATTTTTTTGGCGACATCTATCAGGATGTGTTCTCGTCTGTGGATATGATCGCAGAGGGATTGCGCCAGCACGATGTGTACGCACCATTCAATCTGTCGCAGATGGTGAAGCTGTCGACCATCGCGGATGCGACGTTCGTATTTGAAGGCGGAGCGGCGCCCTCACCACTCATCATGGACTTGTATACTGTGAATGAAGCGGTGCGAGTGTCACTGGGAAAGACACAACGTGCGGCGGAGATTGCGGGTGATCTAGGACTTGCGAACTTCTTCCAAGATCGTCTGGCGATGCATCAGAAGTGGATGTGGCAGTTAAAGGCGCATTTGGGATTGAGTAAATAACGAGGAGAATTCCGATGCTCACATTTCGAGAATACCTGACCCACATCAACGAAAAGTTCCTGCGTGGCGCCACCTCTCGCGAGGCCTGGCGAGAGGCGTATGGTGAAGTCTACGTGAATCCCACACCCGACGAAATGCGAGCGGGTGGCACGATATACGCCGGATCGATCCCCAGTGTATATGTTGAATTTGGGCAACCGTGTTACTTTGTTGGCGCTTGGTTGACCAAGCAGAGCCTCGTTATATGGGATCGGAACAAATTGATGCATCACGATATACTACTGGACGTCCCTGAGATTCATCGAGACTCGTTGGCACTCTACATCTACTACTTTACGAAAAGTAATACGTGCGCAATTGACGTATCCGGCTTCAGCAAAGCGGATAGATATCTCGGACACTCAGATCTGGCGTTGGCCAAACGCGCGGCGAGGCATCCAGGCTTCAGCAAGTTCAATGTTGTTACGCGCGATCACGACGGCTTCGGCGCCAAAGTTGTCGTGCTGAAATAAATGCGGCGCTCATACTGAATTTCTGTTGAACGTAATATTTTTAACGGCGCGAATATCCCGATTCTGGAATGTCCAACATTCCCGTGTTTCAGTCAGGAATACGGTCCAATACAAATCATAATCAGGGCCGTAGTCTATAACAAGACATGCGAATCCATTTCCCTTTGGCGTATCCATCGGGATTGGTGGATCTAATTGTAACAGCATATACGCCTACCGTTTCTTCATATCGCTGCGGATTTTGAGTCGAAGAACTTCCTGATGTAGTAATGTCGTTTCGTTGCGCAGCAGTCGCAGTTGACGATCGAACCAGACAGCAATAGCGAAAGACATGATCGTGAACATAATTTGGGAACTCGCAAGACCGATGAGTCCGATGATGATGCGCATAGTCGTCCTAACGAAAAACGCCCTGTCGATGTTCTGACAGGGCGCTGCGATGTTTAGAATGCGTCGTCGCCGAGTACGTCAGCGAAGAACTTGTTGACCTCGTCGTCATCCGAGGTCGCAATCGTCTCTCTCACCGGCGCCGTTCGTGCCGGTGCAGGAGCCAACGTCCGTGCCACAGCTGGCGCGCTAGCCGGGACAGGCAGCTTAGCCTCACGCTCGATGATCTCTGCGGCCGTCTCCGCACGATCGTCAGGATCGCCCGTTAGCACACGTGTGAATCGCTTCGCGAGATCCTCGTAGTTCTTGAACTCGGACTCCTTCGTGAACTCGCTGAGTGCGTATTCCTGTTCCCACGTCGCTTCAGTCTTTGCGTCATCACCGGCGAAGAGTCCGACCGGATTCGTAAACTCAGACTTGTCATAGTTCTGATAGCCGCCCACCTTCTGCGCCTTCAGCTTGAATTCGCATCCTTCCCAGAAGTCAAACGGATCAGTCGGCTTCTGATCGGGGAACTTCGGTTCGAGCAGTTCACCGATCTTGTCGTGAATCTTCTTGCCATACTTGAACAGGAAGACCTTGCCGTTGTTCTCAGGATGCGCAGAGTCTTCGAGAACGAGAATGTTGCTGATGAACTGGAGCTTGCGCTTTCGCTGACGAGCGATGTCCTTATCCGATTCGATGCCGCTGTTCCAGAGCTTGTTGTTCTCCTTGCAGACGGGGCACAGACGATTTTCCAGCGTCGTTGGGCAGTTCTCGATGAACCACGAGCCGTCGGAACCCTGAAAGCCATGCGAGAAGACACGCACCCACGGAACGTCTTCATCCTTCGGCGCCGGCAGGAAACGCAGCTTCGCGTAGCCGATGCCCGTCTTCGCATCGACGGACAGTTTCCAGAAGCGTTCATCGGCGCCGCCCTTCTGGGGACTCGATGCCTTCCGCACTTCAGCGGCGAGCTTGTTGATGATATCCTTGCGGGAGTTGCGGAGAGACGTAAAATTAGTTGCCATTAGTGTATCCTTTTGCCATAATATTGGCACGAGTGTGACGAGTAACGAACGAATTAAGTATAACAAACTTACTTAGGTTACGCAAACAATTTGTGCTCCTGTTCTGCGGGCGCGAGTGACGATAGTTGATATGATGCCCAAAATGCCTGTGATAATTTGTGCGAGAACTGCCGCCATTCCGAACGACGCCATCGGATCAACTGGTCCGCTTTCCGTAGTCGGTCGATCCACGGGCGGACACCGAAGCTGCGCCCCACAGGCTCCGTCTCTTCATAGTGACGCGACCAGTGATAGCCAAACTCCTCACGCGGAATGAGCAGCAAGAGACACGCAAGATCGATCGGTAGATCTTTGTTGATGAGACTTTGAATGCAGACAGGCAGAACAGACTCTGCGTTGCCGTAGATCCATTCATAGAGATCCGCCGGCGGAATGGATTTCCGCATGGCGTACAGTTCGTGTGCAAACAGCGTTGCCCCATTTTCTGCACGAGATGCAAAGCGAATGCTCGCATCGATGCTTTCGGGCGAACACACGTCGGCAATATACGCTGTCGGCTTGAAGAAATAGGTCAGCAATAACGCCGCATGAATTTGTTCATCGTTCAACTTCGTCGAGAGACGATAGTAGAACTGACGATCACGCTGCGAGATGAGTGGAGGTGTGCGGATACGACCATGATATTTCATGAAGTCATAGGTATCCGTGGCGAAGTACATGCGATAGGACTTCGCGTACATAAAGACGTCTTCCGAGGTCATGTTTTTTTGCTCAAAAACTTGACATTAAATCTAGCCCCGCGCATGATCAGAATGGCAGTTCGTTGTCTTTCTTCAGAAAGTGGAGTCGATGCGCGTCATTGGCGAGTTCAGATTTGATCTTGTCGTCGAGCAGTGGCGCGATCAGTTCTGGCTCAATCTCCCGCTGCTCACAGAAGTATAGCACAGCATCGAGATAGCTCATCCCCTTATTACGCACGATCGACAGGATGTTTTGTGCGAGTTTCTCTGGAGCGATAATTGCGACAGTCATAATAATGTCCGAGAAAATGCCCGCCCGTGCGCGTGTGCGTAGAGGGGCGGGCACGATGTCAAGTTAGTCGCGAGTTGGGAAAACACCCTGTAATGCGATGCAGGGAAATAGATCCTTACCCCACACAAAGTCAGAACGACGGCCCATGGCGTCCCTCGGTCTCAGGTCTGGCAACGCAAATGTCGTGCGACCATCACCACCCCACACAGGGCCGATAACCGCAAAGAGTGCTTGATACTGCGAGACGGTCAGCAGACGACCATCGCAGAGCGCCCAATACTCTGGGGCAAAATTGCCGGCAAAATAACCGATTGATCCGATGAGAGGTTCAGTAGACATAGTGTCCTTTCAATAGAGATGTGGCATGTCCTACGATGTAGTATCTGTAACAATGATTATAGCACGAGAACGCTACGGCTTGATCCAGAAATACGAACAGGTGCAGTTCCATTCACCCGTACGGGCTGATCGCGCCCAGCGATCGTCCGTCAGATACCACTCAGTGATGCCGTGTGTTGCGACATGTTCGTCGACTGCGCGAATCACCCCGTTGTTCAAGAAACTATAGTAGTCGTGCCCTGCAATAATGCCGCCTGAACGAACGCGACGACTCCACAACTCCAAGTCCTGCTTCACGAATTCGTACTGATGATTGCCATCGATGTACACAAAATCGAGTGATCCTTCAGGGATCGTTTCTGCGGCAGGCGCACTCAGCATTCGACAGTACGTGATGTTGTACGGCGCAAGACGTGTTCGCGCATTCTGATACGCTTGCTCTTGCCCTGCGTTGTTCTTCGACTGTCGATTGCCACGATACTTCATCCACGGATCGACACAGTGGATGTGTACGCCTGGGTTTGCCTTCGACATCGTTTCAGAATAATGCCCACCAGCGACACCGATCTCCGCGCCTGACGTATAGCCGAGTACCTGAAACAACGTCGCAAGCTGTTCTCGCCGAAAACCCGGTAAGAATGTCGCCGTGTTAATGTGTGCAGGTATTCGACGATCGCGTCTCGGCGCACGAATATCAAGAATCTTCTGATGCAGTTCGCTAGGCATGTGACGTTCCTTCGTGATAGACATCATAGTATTCCTTGATACGATGCCGTAACGTGGTGTAATGTGCGGCAGGAGTTGTCTCGAAAATTTGGAGACCCTCTACCGACACAATTGGAAAGATGATACGTGTGACTTTCATGCCAGTCTGCTCGAAGACACTCAACGCATAGAAGCAGCCTTGCAGATAGTAATCCTGCACGTATTCTTCCTTCTTCCGTTTGCGCGAAGTTTTGAAGTCGACGACAGCTAATTCCGCATTCACGGTCGCTAACAAGTCCATACGTCCTGCGACGCGAAGACGCTGCGAATAGACGTCCTGTTCTTGCGCATGAACGACGTTCAGATTATCATCAATCCACGTCGAGAGTTGTGCCCAGTATTCACGCACCGTATCATCGTCATCCGACAGATTGATATCGTCGTTGTTCAGATAATGTTCGGCGAGCGAGTGCAATGCCGTGCCGCGTGTCGAGGATTGTGTGGAGATACGCGTGGCTTCTTTCGCGCCAACGCGTCTCTTCCAGTTTTCCAACGCAGGTTTTGGGCGTGCGCCAAGCACCCGTGTGATAGACGGGAAACATTCACCGGTATCCACGACCTCGTAGAGACGACCGGACGCGAGATTCTTCTGCTGGAGTTTCGGAAACGTAAATTGTTCGTGGGGAAACATACAATTACGCGTCAACGTTGATGGTCGAATGCCGATGCCGTTTCTTGATATCCTTCAGCATGTCCTTGAAACTGTCGGGAGTCTTCAGACCGCCACGATTGATGCTGTAATTTACACCCGGCGCCGCGGCAAGACGCTCAATAGTATCAGGCTTACCGCATGAGGGGCATACCTCCGACAACGGACGATCGCGATCTGCAATCGGCAACGAGACGTCGTCGACCGTGAATCCACATTCTTTACATTGAAAATCATACAGCGGCATTACTCGTCTCCATCCTCGATAACGAGGGCATCTGATTGCATTGGAAAACAGACGCAAACATATTATTGACGCGACTCACTCTCATCATAATCGTCGAACATCTCGTACTCGCGAAAGACCCGTGCATCACGCGATGTGATCGCACGATCTTGTTTGGGTGACATGTTACCCGTCTTCGCGGTATACGGATTGCGATCCTTATACTTGGAGTGATACAACTCACGTTCACGCTGTTCTCGACTCATAACTTCACCTGAGAAAGTGCAAGGGAAACGGATTGTCGAGTAGACCGGGAAACGCCGCCTCGACGATCGCCTTCGTACACTTGTATTTCGTACCGAACTTGTTGTCCTTCACAGCAAGGATCAAGTCTGTTTCGCCCTTATGCAGACGTTCGAGCAACTGCTGGAATATCTGTTCTCGACGTGATGTCGAGATATTGCCGCCACCGTCCTTGAGGAAGAGATAGATGGTGCGGAGTTCCCGCATAAGATTCGACGGCGAATAGCCGATCGGGGTGACGTCTTGCTTGAATGGCGGCGCGCCTTCAGGCAACGCCCACTCGACACCCGAATGTGCGAGTCCGAGAAACCATCGGAGCGACGTGGAATTATGTTGATGCAGCCACGCGATCTTGTCCGCTTGCTTACTCAATGTGGCGTGATGATCGAATATCTCACCCAGTGTGCGTTTCATTACTGTTCTCCGTTAGTGCGAGTTGTCGGCAAATTGTTTTTAGACTACGAACCGCCGTCACCATTTGCCGTTCGCAGTCTTCCGTCCATCGTCCGGTCTTTTTGAAATACGTTAGTAACGTGCGACAGGCGCCGAGCGCGTGTTCTTCATATTGTTTATTTCGCTCTTCTGGCGTCATCGGCGTATCGTCACGTGGCGCCTCTTGTGCGAGCCGTACGATACGTGCGTCGAGTGTTTCAAATGGAATGATGCGCGCCATTATTCAATGATCAACTTCTGCACAGGGGCACCTTCGGCAATGACCGCGTTCAGCAGTCCCGTCCACGGCACAACGCGCTGCTGGAATGAATAGAACTGCTGATAATACACACTCTGAACGCGCAGCGCATTCTGTATCTGTTCATTGTCGTAATGATCAAGCGCCTGCTTCATATGCTGCAATGTGCGATTCGCCATCACTTCAGGGCGTTCATCATACTGGAACATCCACGCCCATTCGCCGCACGTTTCTGGCAGTGCGCCGTAGTTACTCGTGATACAGAGGCAGCCCGCCATAAGCGCCTCTTGAATCGCGAGACAGGACGTTTCCGCATAGAGCGAGGGATAGACATGGACGTGGGTCTGATCGAGTGCTTCGCGTACCGTCTCGTGTGACTGTGTTCCGTGATAGACGACGCACGGATTCTCACGCAGCTTATCATAGAGCGGCTCAAACGACTTGTCGCGCTCTGCCCATCCATAGAGATTCAAGGACGAGTAGACGTGCAGTTCCCAGTCCTGTCGCTCCTGTGCCAACGCATCTGCGGCCGCAGCAACGACGGCAAGTCCACGATGCGGCGTTGACGTATAGGCGAATCGTAGCTTGCCGTTCTCTCGCGATTTCGGCAACGGCGTTTCGCGATGCGGTACCGCGTTCTTGATGACCACACCCTGACTATAGGGAATGCCAAGAAAGAGATTGTACTGCTGTTGCTGCCAGTGGGAGACAAAGACAATACGATTGAACTGCGTACGATACGACGGATCGCGCAGACACTGCGATGCGGGATCATGTGGCAGATCATGCAGCCACAGAACACGCGGCTTGTTTTCGAGTTCGACCTCTTCAGGACGCGAGAGGATGATCTGTACCTGATCGCACAGATTGGGAAGTGCGTCGTGCAGCCACGACGAAAGAAGTTCGGTGCCGCCAAGCGGCTTCACAGCAGACATAATGCCTCACAGGATGAATGATTGATTTTATTTATTATCCGCGACTGTAGTTGTTTTTCGCGTTGAAGCCCTTGATGACGAATCCACCGGAGGCGGGGAGTCTCGTAACTTCTCCAAGGCAACGAGGGCAGCGAGCGCCCTCTGCGTCTCTAAGAGATGCGAAACCCATTTCGGTGATGATGTTGCAGTGCTCACATTTGAAATCCCATAGAGGCATAGTGTGTTCCTTTAGAAATGGCTGAGAGGGAAGGAATCGAACCTTCATTCGCGGTTCCAAAGACCGCTGTCCTACCGTTGAACGACCTCCCAATGGAGCTACCGACAGGCCTTGAACCTGCGACATCCTGATTACAAATCAGGTGCTCTACCAACTGAGCTACGGTAGCGTCTTAAAACTTTTTTCTGTCGCAGATCGTGCGTGAACTCACCAAAATCAAACGACGATTGCCATTCTGGGACAAAGTATCCATAGTCTCGGGCTTCAGCGACGGCGGCCACGCGTTGACATACTGAGCATACATCTCGATGATAGCAGGACAGATGACTTAATGGCCCCGTGTATGTCGTATAAAACCACGATCCATATTTCCGCCCGCAGTCGTTACACGCCCAGTCAGGTTGATGTTGTGCAATCTTCATAATATTCCCAATCGATGCCCCACACGATTAGAATGTGGTGCTTACGATCAATCCAACATGATCAATTATAGCAGTTCCTGACGTACCGACAAAGGGTGAAATCCAGAGATTCGTAAAAGGCTGACGACGAATGCTGCCGACATTAAAGGAAACTGGCAAAATGCCAATGGCATGGGCAGTATCCGTAATTGATACGGCAGGAGATGCGACTGCCCATCGTGTCTTTCCGAGCGAGTCATCTGTACCGTGCTTGAGCCACTGTATCGCGTACACCGTAGACGTCGAGAAGTCTGTCCCACGCTGCGTCTGGGACACGCCAGCAACGACGGTACGCGTTGTGGTGAGGGATGTGGGAGTGACGCGTCCCATCCCCACTTGAATCGTTGGTGCGACATGCCAACGCGGAGACGGTGTCACTGCAATCGTCTTCGTGTCCGTCGTCGTAATGGGCAGACGAGTTTCATCTGGTCCAATCTCATAGAGTTCTATTAGATTTACCGGCACACCTTTCGTATTACGTCCGACCGTAGACACAATCGAAAACTTCTGCGTCAGCACATACCGCACATCGTTACCGTCTGCTGTAAAGTTTAAGCGCCAATCTGTGAAATTCATATGTGTGATTGGCGGCGTGATCGCCGTAGTCGTGGGCACGTTAATCACGGCCGTGCCTTGCCCAATCGACTTCGCTTCCGCAAGCGAGACCGTCAACTGCTCGACGCGGATCTTCAAGCCCACGTTTTCACGTAGGACTGCCGCTATGGCTGCGGCATCGTGCGGACGCTGAAGATACTGTGTCACAATCTTTTCGGTAAGAATGGGAACCGGGATCTCGATCGTCGTGACGTGGGGTGCAGGTGTGCTAATCTGCGGCAGCGCGGGATTCATCTTCGGGGCAGATGTATATCCGACAACAAAGATCAATACGAGAACAGCGGCGACAAATGCCGCGCGAACACGAGAGATATAAATAGACATACTATACTCCGATAAACGTGGATGCGTCGCGATCCACTCAAATATTTAGGTGTTCCTCCATGCTATCATTCCGTACATATCTCGCCCAACTCTCAGAAGGCGTTGATGACCCAGGCATCCTTAAATGTGTGTTCATGGCGGGGGGACCGGGTAGCGGGAAATCG